ATGAATACCTCGTACAGATATCTGGGCAGTGGCTTGGATAACGTGTACCTGCAAAACGGGTACAAGCTGCTGCAGCTCGCCTCTGGGGAGGAGGTGCTGCACATCGAGGATATCCCCGGGCTACACACTGCCATCGCCTCGGCTATAGTCGATAGCCCAGTTGAGCTCGACGCGAAGACTTTCAAGTTTTTGCGCAAGGAGCGAGATCTATCACAGCGTAAGCTCGCAGAGATATTGGGAGTTGAAGAGCAGACCGTCTCTAACTGGGAGCGTGCCAAGACCCCTATCCCAAAGTCGGCCGATCTTGTCCTTAGAGCTCTCACCAAGGAGTGCTTAAGTAACAACGCATCGCTGAAGGCGATCATAGAGCACATGAATGAGCTGGATCGGGAGCGGCACCGAGAAGAGATCCGTATTGAGCTTGCTCTTAACGATCATTGGCGCTTGGCTGCTTGAGCTAAAAACCCCGCCTTGAGCGGGGTTTTTTGGGCCTCGATTCTGGCGTGAGCCAGTAGAGTGAGCTTACGACTACGGCCAGGCGCGCTCCGGGCGTCTAAGTACACGCAAATGCCCATGGCCCCGTAGATGGTTGCGGTACGCCTCTACTGAGGCGGACCAGGCGGCTTTCGCCACCTCTGGGCCTTTTGCTACGACGCGACCGTGTCCGTCGATCACTGCGAGCATGGCTGGGCGCCCCTCGCCGTCCGTGACGGTGATCCCTTCATAGATCACCGCACCGATGGTCGGCTGCCCGGCCAGCTTTTCAGCTGCGCCCATAGGCACCTCCCGGTGCGAGCTGCCGCCTCGGCGCGTCTTCCGCCAGACAGAGCTTGAACTGCACAACGTTGTCGGTGGCCGCTGGCATTGCAGGTTGGCGCGCGCTGCGTGCGGGACGGTTGAGCCGTCGCCACGCTGCGATGGCCTTGTCGGGATCGGCATGCTTGCTGGTCGACCTGCAGGCGCACTCGACCAGGTGGCCGCCGCCGGCGGACGCGCAGCGCTTGTCGTGGATGTGGCGCGCGCGGTGGCCGGCGGCGCAGTTCGGCAACCCTTCCGGGTGGCTGATATGTTCCTGGGTCATGGCTTGTTGCACTCCTCGATGAGGGCCTGGAGCTTTTCCAGGAGGAAGGCGGCTTGCGCTGCACGGTGGCGGCGGTCGTAGGCGTTGAGGTTGGGCGGCGCATCCCTGAGCCACTCCAGTGGCTCGACCAGCCATTTCGGATCGAACGGGAGCAGGGTTCGCGGATCGACCTTCTTGACCAGTGGGGAGCAATCGGGGCCAGCCCAGTCCTCGGGATCGCCGCACCTGATGCACACGCCTGCCTTGAACGCGTGATCGCGCTCCGGCTGGATGACGCGCGGGGTTTCCCACAGAGCGCGCACGACCCAGCCGCGCTTCGCGGCGTGATAGAAGTGCTCAGGGGTGGCAGTCACCCAGCACCCGGGCCCCACGTCGTTCTTGTTGCGGTACTCCCAGCGCACGGGCGGTTGCGAGTACAGCTCCTGCAGGAGGGTGTCGCTCCACTCGCGAACCTGGTCGGCTGAGATTGGCGCGCCGGCGGCGCCCAGGCGGCGCATGGTGGTGACGACCGCAGCGACGGGCGACGATGCCTTGGTGGCCTCGGCCACCGCGCGTTGGTCGGTGGGGAAGCTAATTTCACCCATGGAAGCGGTCCCTCCGGACAGGAGTCGCGGCCGCAGCTCCCAATTGACGAAGCAGCGTCCTGTCTGGATCAATGCTGGCATTTGTGCCTACTGGGGAAATCCAATGCAGTGTCTTGAGCTGATCGGTTGGGGCCTGATGTCCGTTTCTGCAATTTTGCTCGGGGTAACTGCGCAGGCTGGGGTTACCCTTATGCCGGACGGAAGCGTGGTTATGGGAAACGCCAAAGCGAGATCCCCTGAGCATGGCAGAGCACTCAACAGGAGGCGCTACCGCTGGCAGAAATACGGCAGTGCGGCCGGATGGATCGCTTTTGGCATCGGATCCGTTTGTCAGCTTTTGGTTGTGCTGCTGAAGTAGCGCGCAACATCGCCCGGCATGAGCATTGGGGCAGGCGATGCCACGCGTCAGTGAGATGGTGAGCAGCTGGTCAGCCATTGGCCACCCCTCGAATCGCCAGCACGGTTGCCTCGCGCAGTTTGTGGCCGCAGTCCAGGCACTCGTAGAGCGACGGGCCATAATGGCGACCATAGGTGCCGTCCGCTTCCGGAACGTCATCAATGCCCCAGCCATAGGCGCTCATGCCCGTGGCGGCCGTCTCAAAGTAGCGGTAACCGCTGGTGCCCTTGCACTTCGGGCAGCACTGTTCGCGCTCAACCATTGCCCACCGCCTGGCTGTCGATCTTGGACAGCACCTCCTCCATGACAGCGATCCCCTCGCGGTAGATACGCACGTCGTTGTTGTAGTCGTGCTCGCCCTTGGTCTCAATCTCGCGGGTTCCAGGTGCGCCAGGATCGGCGGGCAGGTGCGAGCGCCACTGCTCAATCCGTCGCTGCAGCAGCGCACGCACCGCACCCAGGTCCACGGCCTGCGCGGGGGCTGCGTAGAGCGCCACCGAATCCCATTGCACTGCGTTGAAGTCGCAGTCGTACATGGGCGATAAGCCGTATTCAACCCGGCCTGTAGCTTTGTGAGTGTGCATCCACGCCGCCGGCACCCCCACCGGCTGGCGGGCTGCGAGGGCGCGCTCCACGTCTTGCAGCTTTACCCAGCTGCCGGTGTCGTCACGATGCAGACGACGATTTCCGTTCGCGTCGTCGGCCAGTCGGTATAGCGGAAGCGATGCCAGCGCATCCCCCTGACCACCCGGGGAGGGCTGGGCGGATAGTTCGCTCAGCACTTGAGCTGCAATGCGGCAGTCACGGGCGCGGTCAGCCCACTCGGCAAGCCCGGTTGGCATGTAGGTGCTGAGCCGGTGTGCAACCTCGCCGACGCTGCCGGATAGCCATTTCAGATCAACGTAGCCGTGATATGCCACCTGCGAGGGCTGGGCGGGAATGATCGCGTCGTGCAGCTCCATGGCCTGCTGGCTGTAGCCAATGCCGTGAGTTCCGGCGTTGTATGCGTCACCAATCAGGTCGCGTGCGCGGTCGTACGGCACAGTTGCCAGCCTCACCATCCCACCGGGCTGCACGTCCGCCAGGGACTTGTTGTCGTTCCTCATGCCTGCATGTCCTTGCTGTTGGTGGAGCGCGCGCTGTGCGCGGCGAGGTGTTCCCAGCGTTCGGCTTCGCCCAGGTAGTACTCGTGGCGTTCCTGCCGGACCGTGGCGGTGAACTGCACGTCGTGCAGTGCCCGCTCGGCGGCGGCGCGGTTCGCCGCTGCCATGCGGGCGGGGTCGTGGTCGAAGATGTCGAGCTGGTTACGCACGACATACCTCCGGGGAGCCGGTCATGCCAGAATGCCGGCGAGTCCACAGGGGGATCAGGGAATGAGTGGTTTGCAGCAGTTGTGGAGCGGAATCAGCCCTTGCATGCAACCAGGCGTTGCAGATTGCGTGGTGTGGTGGGACGCTTGGGCAGTAGTCGTGTCTTCGATTGCTGTACTGGCGACTGTGTTCTTGGGTTTCATGACCTTGAGGCTTGGACGTGCGGCCAACAGAGCAACTGCAGCGGCAGTCGCGATAGCAAAAAGTGAAGCCGACGCACGGCGAAGAAATGAGGCAGACGAGCGAATCGTTATCTTGCTCTGGCTGGTTGCCGATGTTGGGACACAAGTAGTGAATGCCCGCGGGCTGGTTGCCGAAGCGAAGAAGGCTGACGCGAAGAGTCGATTCGTTAACGACGGAGACTATCGCTCCAAGATTCTTGCCAAGTTGGCAGAGCTTGAGCTCCCAGTGGCGTCGGCGCTGAGGGAAAGACTTCATCTGCTTGGGCATCCTTTGGCTGGCCGTCTGGCGCGAGCGATTGGACTTGCGACTGCACTGAAGACGCAGTTCAACGTGGATTACGAACAGATGACCGACGAGATGAAGGAGAGCTTTTTCAGGACTTTCAGTGGATTTGTTTCGGTGCTGTGCTCGGACTTGGAGGCAGTGAGTGACGCTGCCACCCAAGCGAGCGTAGAGGCGAAAATCGTGGTCACGCTTAACGGCGACTGGACCATTTAGTCCCATTGCCCGCACGTGGGTTTGATTTCGGACGGTAGTAGTCAAAGCGATCTCGCAAGGTAAGCCGGCGCCAGAGGTCTGTCGCGTAGGGCGGGCGGTTGCTCATTGGGGGTCGTCTGCCTGCTGCGGCGCGCGCTGTCGCTCTGCCGCGCGCCACCGTATTTCCTCGCGGAAGGCGGGCCAGCTCCACACTAGGTCGCGCACGCCGCACCAGTGGAAGTAGGCGATACCGGCGCCCACGGGTAGGAGGAACGACGCGGCGCCGGTGTAGATGGCGCGCACGAGCAGCGCCAGCAGCAGTCTGACGACGGCGGCGTAGTAGAAGGGCAGGGCCAGGTGGCGCATCACTCGGCCCCGCACAGGAAGCCCGCGCTGGCTTCTTCCAGCCACGTCCGCATGGTGGTCATCTCGCCGGTCGGCTGTTCGTCTTCGCCGAATTCGGGGATCGACCGATCCAGCTCTGCGGCGGACACCTCGCGGGGATAGCCGTCATCGCAGGGATCGCCCATGTCTTCCTCATACAGACGGGCGGCATCTTCGGGCGTAGCGGCGGCGTAGATGGTCGGCATGTCGTCGACGTAGAAAGCTTTCAGCTGGGTCATGGGGATTGCTCCTGGCGGGGTGATGGGCGGGATGCCGACGGCCATGGCGGCGAAGAAGTCGTGGTCGCTCATGCGCCACCGCCCTTGGCGGGAGGTGCCGGCTTGCGCTGCACTTCGCTCAGGGTGCGGTGGCAGAACTCGCATTGGCCCTTGCCCCAACTTCCGCCATTCCACCGGTGGCGCTCTCCGACAGGCTTGCCCGTCTTGGGGCTTCTGCCACCGAACACACGGCAGCTATCGACCACTGGCCGGCTCATGCGACACCGCCTTTGACGCTCGCCAACTCGGCACGCAGCTCGGCGATGCGGCGACGGTCATTCGCGGCGTCCCCTTGGTAGCCGGCGGCGACGCGGGCAGATGCCGCGCGGTTCGGATTGCGGGGATTGTTTGCCCGGCGCTCGAAGTACCGAGCCCGGCGGCTTGCGCCGCGCTCCATCACGAGGCACCAAGCGAGGTCGTTCCGCAGGCGCTGCACATCGACAGGGGCGCTCATGTGGCACCTGCCTGTGCGCGCGCTGCACGGCGAGCGGCGGCGACAGCACCTGCAGCGCTCTTGCCCTGCCGCAGGACGGCATTGGCGGCGATGCTGGCGGCGACGACGACCTGATAGGGGAGGAGGCCCCAACGGCGCCCAGCGCGGGCGACGATGCCGGCGGCGGCAGCCGCGCGCTGAGCGCTGGAGTGGTGGGCGACGACGGCGCTCATGCGGCGGCCGCCGTACTGCTGCGCAGTTCCAGCGCAGCCTGCTGAATATCCAGGGCGAGGCGATCAGCCTCCTCCTGCTCAACGTACAGGCTGGCGGCGCCCACCTTGATGGCGACCATGCCGACTGCGGGCATCGCTACTACGGAAGGCGGCGCCTTGCTGACGCCGAGGGACAGGGTTGCCATTGCTTGATCTCCTGCGCCGGCCCCGGGGTGGGGCGCTGTTGAGTGGCGGAGATAAGATCACACACTGTGATTGTCGGTGCAACACGAAACGTGATGTTTGATCATGCAAATTCTGAACGCCTCTGATCTCGTTCAGAATTTGGGGGTCGGGCTAGTCGAACGTGTGCCGGATCAAGCCAGCATCTTCAAAAGAAACATCGTCCCTGATGCATTCCCGAGCGCGGTCGAGCGCGCGGTGCAGTTCGATCAGATCCTCGTCGCCGAGGTCATCAATGGAGGCGTGCCCTAGGGTTGCCTGGTCGATGATCAGTTGTACCCCAAAGGGGCGATATATCTTGGCAAGGCTGCGGATCATCCGCAGATGACTCTCTCGGGCGACCGCATCGAAGTGCGTCGACCTCTTGCCCACAACCGCGCGGAGTGCGGGCTTCCTATCAGGCGCGGCGCTTATCCGTTCGACCAGCTTGTGCAGCAGCGCGTCCGTTTTGCTCATTTCTTACAGCTCCCCTTTGTGAATCGCGCTTTTCGCGCCATGCAGCAAAATCCACCAAGTTGCGCTGATCTGCAGGTCGCTCATCCGACAGGATCCACTCGTACACGTCGGCAAACAGATCTGCCTCGGACTCAATGTCGAAAGCTTTTCCAAGCGTACCGAACGCCTTGTCCAGGAACCGGTGGGTTTCGGCAAGGATTGCAGGATCCGGTCGCGGGGACTGAGACGCCGGGGCCTCCCCGAAAAGGGACGCGATGCTGACCCCAAGCGCGGCAGCTAACAGGGGCACTTCCGAAACTTTGGGCTCGCGCGCGCTGGTGGCCGACGACTCGTAGTTGGCAATACGACTCTGCCCCGACCAGCCGCACGCGAGTGCCAAGGCTTCTTGTGTCATGCCAGCCTTGAGCCGGGCGGCGCGGAGGTTGTCGGAGAAGGCCATACCGGAATTCTTCACGGTATGTGATAAGTCGCTAACACGAAATGTGTTGCGCGGATGATCACGATATGTGATTCTCCGCGAATGGACGCACTCGACAGAGCCGTGAAAGCCGCCGGCGGGGTTACATCCCTTGCCTCCCACCTTGGTGTTCGCCAGAGCGCTGTCAGCAATTGGCGCTCGCGGGGGCGCGTGCCCCCAGCCATGGCGATCCCCATCGAATCGGTCACAGGCGTTTCGCGCCATGACCTCTGCCCGGAAATCTTCGGCCCCTTCGCCGGGCTGGCCCCAGTCACGAAGCGGGATCTTCTCGCCAAGCTCGGTCTGTCCAATGACGCTCATCTTGCGGTCGTGCTGGCGTTGCCTGCTGACCGCGTCGCGGCTTGGGAGTTGGACGCAGCTGTCCCCGCCCTGCCAAGCGTTCTCGCCGTCCTGGGCCCGGCAGTTGGCGCTCCTTCGCCCCGCGTCGATACGGACCCCGACGTTGGCCGCATCGGCCCTGTCGACACCGCCTGAAAAGCCATCCATGGCCGTCGTCCCTCACTTGATCTCCATGGCGCTCATCGTGCGCCTCCCGGGCTCGGCCCGAAACCTTGAAACGCAGTCCACCCCAAGGTGACCAATGACCTGCCGTACATCCGCACTTAACTGGCTCGACGTTCTCTACAACTCCGTGCGCAAGACGCCCGGCGGTGTCGTGGACGCAGCCGCTTTCCTGGCCGACCGCCGTGGCAAGTCCATGCACCCGGAGACCCTGCGCGCAAAGTTGCGCGGGTTGGAGGGTGAGTCGGTGACGATGGAGATTGCCGAACTGCTGACCGAGTGGATGCAGGAGAAGGCAGGCGGCAGCGATTACGCACTGGACTGGATGCAGGCGCTGGCCGGGCAGTTCGGCATGGCCGTTGCCACGGTTCCGCCGCCGCCGGAGGGTGGTTGGTCGGACGAGATCGGCGCCATTCAGACGAAGCTGCTGGAGATCACCACGCGGGTGGGGCGCCTGTCGGGCACTGCGGTGGATGCGATGGCCGACCGCCACATCGACAGCGACGAAGCCAAGCTGATGGTGGAAGAGGCCAACTCGCTGATCACAATGGCGCACCGGCTGATCCGCAACGTGTCGCGCGCTGCAACTAAGGGGAGGGCGCGTCGATGAACCACCCGGCCCGCTCCACCGATCCACAGTCCAGTCACATCGCCGCCGCCGCGCTCGCCGAAAGCGGCGCGCTGCGTGTCCAGCACGCCAAGACCGAGGCTGCGGTGATCCGCCACCCTGGCCAGAGCAGCCTGCACCTGTCGACGCTGACTGGCCTTGACCGCCACATGTTGGGTCGCCGACTGCCAGAGCTGGCCCGCGACGGCCGCATTTGGCGCGGCCCGACCGCGCCGTGCGCCACCACCGGCAAGCCCGCATGCACCTGGTGGCCGGTTGCGCCGGGCGAGAACCTGACGCTGGGGCTCTGACATGTCGACCATCATCATGTCGCAGTGCTGGCCGCTGCAGGGCCTGAGCGTCACGCAGAAGGCTGTGTTGATCTCGCTGGCTGATCAGGCGAACGACGACGGCGTGTGCTGGCCGGCGGTGGGCACCATCGCCGCGCGCTGCTGCATGTCGGCGCGCGCTGTGCGTACGGCAATGGATCATCTGGAGGCCGTCGGCCTGCTGACCCGTGACCGCCGGTTCAACAGCAGCACGGTCTACAAGGTCACCCCGGCCAACTTCGACAAGGCCGCTGCGCCGTCGAAGGCTGGCCGCAAGTCAGGAAAAGCCGGTACTGCACCGGGCGCAGGGGCTGCGCCCTATGCAGGGGGTGCGCCCGCTGCAGGAGGGGATGCGCCCCATGCAGGGGGGGATGCACCGGGCGCAGGTCTAGGGGTGCGCCCCGTGCCGCCTAACCGTCATATAACCCTCAATGAACCGTCAGGAGAACCGTCATTTCCGGCGGGCCTGCCGGCCGCGCCGCTGGCGGTGGTTTCCGAAACCGACCTACAGGGTGCGTGCCGTGCTACCTGGGCGGCCTACGCCAGTGCCTACCGTGACCGCCACGGTGTGGCACCGGTGCGCAACGCCAAGGTGAACAGCAACGTCCGGCAGATCGTGCAACGGCTCGGCCACGGCGAGGCCCCGCTGGTGGCAGCGTGGTTCCTGACCGTCAACGAGCGCTACGTGGTGCAGAACATGCACGACCTGGGCGCGCTGCTGGCGAAGTGCGAGGCATACCGCACGCAGTGGGCCACCGGTCGGCAGGTGACCGAGGAGGCCGCGCGGCAGACCGACAAGACGCAGACCAACCTTGGCGCCGCCGACGCGGCCAAGGCTCTGCTGGCACAGCGGAGGGCGGCACATGCTGGGTAATCAGGAGCAGGATCGGCTGGTCGATCTGCTGGTAGCCACCGCCGAGGTGATTGGCGACCAGCTCAGCCCGAACGCCGCGGCCTACATGGTTTCGGATCTAGCGCAGTACCCGCTGCCGATGCTGGAGCGCGCGCTGGCGTCGTGCCGCCGGGAGCTGAAGGCGCGACTTTCGCTGGCGGCGATCCTCGAACGCATCGAGGACGGCCACCCGGCACCGAATGAGGCATGGGCCAACGCGATCCGTGCCGCCGATGAAGGTGCGACCGTGGTGTGGACTGAGCAGACTCGCGATGCGTGGGCGGCGGCGCTGCCGCTGGTGCAGGCGGGCGACAAGATCGCTGCCCGGCCGGCATTCCTGGAGGTCTACAGCCGGTTGGTGAAGGAAGCGCGCGCTGCGCACCGGGTCGCCACCTATCAGCTGTCCCTTGGCGGCGCCGTGTCCGGTCGGGATAGCGTTCTGCGCGAGGCGGTGGCCGCTGGCCAACTCATGAAGGAGCAGGTGGAGCAGTACTTGGCCCTTCCGCCCGCCACCCCGGCCTTCGACCCGGTGGCGCTGCTGGCCGGAACGGTTGAGGCATCGCCGACAGCGGACGAACGGACCCGTTCGCGCCTGGCCGAGATCGTCGCGCTGCTGGAGGGCAAAGCGGCATGAGCCCCGATCACTTCAACGTCGAAGTGCGCCCTGTGAGCGAGCCGGTGGCCGAGGCGGGCTGGTATCTGGCCTACGGCTACGGAATCAAGCCGCTGGTGGTCTACGCGACGCGCGGGATGACTGTCTGGCGCGACGGCATGCGGCGGATCCCGATCACCCGCTATGCGGGCCCGATCCCGGAGCTTCGCTGATGTGGTCGAAAGCACCGCCGCCGACCGAGGCGGAGGCAGCACGCATCGAACTGGCGAAGACCGGGCCGTGCATGGCATGCCTCGTTCGCTACGCGCAGGGACTGATGGCGAAGAAGCACGTGATCTACGGCTGCGAATACAACCACGCCAAGTCGGGAAACATCCGGCGCGGCCATTTCTTCGGCTACGCGTTGTGCCAGTGGCATCACCAGCGCTACCGAACCGAACACATGACGCAGAAGCAAATGGTGGCCCGCTGGGGCCCACCGCTGCACTGGTCCAAGAAATTCCACGAGGCGTTCGGATCCGACGACGACCTGATCGCACAGCAGACCTACATCAACGAACTGAGGGCGGCAGCATGAAGAAGACGAAGGCCATGGCGCCGAGGATCAACCCCCAGCGTGCACCACGCGAGCGGCGGATGGACCACAACACTGTGTCACGGCCCAAGCGAGTCAAGGCACCTGTGCTCGCCGATGGCCCGGTCGAGACGGTGGAGCAGTTCGAGGCACGCGGCGGGCAGGTGCAGCGCCTGTCGGCCAGCTGGGACCGTGCGGCATGACAGGTGCCGCAATAGAAGACAACCAAGTGCGATCGCGCGCTGCACGAGCAAACCACCAAGGGGAAGGCGCATGGGAATGAACGAGGCACGCGAACTGCTGTCGAGCCGGACGGGGCCGAGGGCACTGAGCTTCGACGGAAGCATCGGCGGACCGAGCACTGAGGAAATATTGGCCGCCTTGGCGTACGTCCCGGCTGGTCTTGGTCGCGAACTGCTGGAGGCGCTGTGGTGGCCGGAGAGTGGTCAGCGGAGACGCGAGCAGCTGCGCCAGGCGGTCATCTCCCTGGTCGCGCCCGAGTTCACCCGCCAGATGCACGCTCTTGCCGACGCCCGCACTGACTACGGCATTGCCAAGGCCAGCATGGGCTGGTGCGGCGGGTCGATTACGGAAGCGCAGCGGCGGGAGCTGCTCCGTACGGAAAAGGCTCTGGACGACGCGCGCGCTGCGGCCTGGCCGAACAACACGATGGAACAGTTGGGAGTATTGGCCGGGGCGGTGATCGCTGAAATGGCCGGCGCGCGCCAGTGCGCGCACTGCGATGGCAAGAGGGTTCTGCGGGACCAGCGCGTAGCAGGTGTAGTGAACTGCGTCGAGTGCGGTGGTAGCGGGTATGAGCCGCTTAGCGGTCGTAAGCGCGCCGCCGCGATCGGGGCCGACTGGTCGGCATACAGCCGGTTCTGGCGCCCGGTGTACGAGTGGATGCTGTGCAGCTTCCGTGCTGCCGAGGCGCGCGCTGCAAGGAAGTTCAATAGGGCTCTTTCCAAGGCTGCATAGCGATGACTTCCTAGGTCATCGGAAACGGGTGCAATCTTCCCAGCATCCAGACGCAAGCCCCGGCCAAGCCGGGGCTTTTCTTTTCCAGGAGACGCCATGGCGCAGATCACTCCCCAACAGGCTGGCGGCGTGAACGTCGTGGCCTTCCTCGACATGCTGGCCTGGTCCGAAGGTACGGACAACGGCAAGCAGCCGACCAAAGACCGTGGCTACGACGTGATCGTTGGCGGGCAATTGTTCAAGAGCTACGCCGACCATCCGCGCGTGCTGGTGGACCTGCCGAAGCTCAAGATCCAGTCGACCGCAGCCGGCCGCTACCAGCTGCTGCGCCGCTACTACGACGCCTACAAAAAGACGCTCGGCCTGAAGGACTTCTCGCCTCTGAGCCAGGACCTGATTGCGTTGCAGCAAATCCGGGAGCGCCGCGCGCTGCCGCTGATCCAGGCGGGCAAGATCGAGGACGCCATCAAGGCCGTCCGCAAGATCTGGGCGAGCCTGCCCGGCGCGGGCTACGGCCAGCACGAACACAAGCTGGCCGACCTGCTGGCGGTTTACCGCAAGGCCGGCGGGACGGTGGCGCCATGATCGGGGTCGACGTGGATTGGCAGGCAATCGGCACCGCCGTCGGCGGCCTGATGGTTGGGGCTGGTGGTGTGGCGCTGTGGTGGCGCAAGCAGTTCGTAGAGACAGCCAGAGAAGGGGCCGAGGTCAACGTGATCCAGCTGATGCGCGAGGAAGTGACCCGGCTGGGCGAAAGGGTTGGCCGCATGGAGGCCAGGGAACTGCGCCTGATCCGCCACATCTACCGGCTGGAAGGGTTGATGCGCGCGGCCGGCTTGGAGCCGCCGCCGTTTGACCCGGACAGCGACACCATCAGGGCAGGAGGGTCCGAATGAACCGAATCACCATCGCGGTTGCTGCCTTCGTCCTGTGGTCAGGCGCAATGTTCGGTGCTGGCTGGGCGTGGCGTGGCGACCGGGCCGATGCCAGCGACGCCACCCTGCGCGCCGCCGGCGCATCGGCAGTCGCCGACCAGGTGAACCAGACCCGTGCCACCGAGCAGAGCAAGGCTCTGCAGCTGGCCGACATTGGAGCTAAGCATGAAGAAGACCGCACTGCGGCCGCGACCGTCCCCGCTGCTGTTGTGGCTGACCTGCGCGCTGGGCGTCTCCAGTTGCGCGACGACCTCGCCACCTGCCACACCGCTCGCCTGTCCGAAGCTGCCGCCGGCGCCGCCGAACGTGATGCGCGAGCCGAATTACGTCCAGAGGTTGTCGGAGCTGCTGTTCAGATCGTCACCGACGCCGACGACCAGCTCCGAGCATGCCAAGCAGTGATCCGGGTGGATCGCGATCAGCACTGACCGAAATCTGGAGTCAACTTTTATCTGAGGGCCGCCTTGAGCGGCCCTCTGCCGTTTTGGTGCCTCGGATAGGCCGTTGCACCGACTACCGCCGCAAAGGCAACAACTAAGGAGCAATTCAATGAGCAAGAACGAACACAAGGACGACTACATGATGCAGCGCGCAGGTGGTGGCACGATCGATCAGCCGATGGACGATAGTGGCTGGCAGGTCAGCGGCAGCGTCGTGAACGAAAATGGGCGCCCCGTGGGTGCGAGCTTCACCGGCAACATCGACGGCACCGCCGTCAGCGGTGAGGTAAAGACGGGCAATGCGCAGGTCAAGGTGGGCGAGAACGACTCGTTCCTGAATCTGAAGTACCAGAACGAACGCGTCACTGGTACGGTCGGCTACGGCGTGGGTAACGAAGAGGCCCGACTGACCGGCACCTTCGACAGCAACGGCAAGCTGTCTGGCTCCGCCAAGGTCCAGTTCAAGAACACCGCGATCGACATCTCCCCTGCAAGTGCCGGCATCACGTATGACTTCGGCGGTGGTTGGTCCGGAAGCGTCCGACAGGAGTTCGGTGGTGGCATGGGAATCCAGTTCTCCGGCGGCTCGTCCTTTGGTGGTGGCAGCAGCTTCAGCCTGAGCCTGGGCGCTTCGGGGGGCGGTGGCGGCTCGTGGGGCGTGAATGCCAAGTTCCAGCTGATCGTGCTGACGAACTAAGGCCAGGCCCGGCCAGCGAAAGCGCTGGCCGGGCATCTACTTCTTGGCGTGTCCAAGCGCCTCAGCAATGCAGGTGACAAATTCCGAGGTGCTTCGTCGATGGGCCGAATTAACGGGGTGGAGCGCCGCATGCTGGCGCTTGGCCGGCTGAAGACCGGCGAGATGAACAAGACCGAGGCTGCGTATGCCGCGCGGCTGCGCGCGCTGCAGGCTGCGGGCGAGGTCCAGTGGCACCGGTTCGAGGGCATGAAGCTGCGCCTGGCCGACAACACGTTCTACACCCCGGACTTTGCGGTCATGGCTGCCGATGGCGTCATGGAGTGCCACGAGGTGAAGGGGCACTGGCAGGACGATGCCAGGGCCAAGATCAAGATTGCCGCGGCCATGTACCCGTTCCGCTTCATTGCGGTGAAGGTCAGGCCCAAGCGCGACGGCGGTGGCTGGGAAGTGGAGGAGTTCTGATGCTCGCGACAGTGACTGCATCGGTCCGCTTGCGCTGGTGGCTGCGGTGGTATCTGGCTGCCGTGGTGTGGTTTGCCCGGGCCACGGGCATGGAACCGGACTGGGATCGGGTCGAGTGGTGGATACGCCGCGGCCTGGTGCTGCGAACGACGAGGGTTGGTGATGGACGCTGTACGGATTGAAGAGGTGGCGGCTGCCCTGACCGCTGAGCAAGCGGCGCGCGCTGGTGCTGATGCTGCCCTGGCAGCGCTCATCGAAGGCAGTACCGACAGCCGCATCGACCGACTGGTCGGGATCATCGAACAGCAGGGCAAGCAGATCGCCGAGCTGGCGATGCACGTTGGCCTGCTGGTGCAGGCCGTGGCGCAGCTGCTGGGCGAGGAGGCCGGCACGCCGGTGCATGACGAAGGTGCCGAGCCGGAGCGAGTCGACCTGGACGGGAAGCCTTACTGATGCCAACCCGGCCACCTCAGCACCGTGCGGCCGGCTGGCGCCCCTACAAGGAGACCACCGCCCAGGTCCGCAAGAGGCAGGCACGCCGCGCCCTGCCCACCAACTGCTCGCTGTGGCGCCGGCTCCGTGCGGTGGTGCTGGCTCGTGAGCCGCTGTGCAGATGCTGCGCTGGCCAGGGCAGGGTGCGGCCGGCCACCGAGGTCGACCACATCGACGGGGACGACAGCAACAACGCCGACAGCAACCTGCAGCCGCTGTGCCGACCGTGCCACAGCGTCAAGACGGCACGGGAGAACGGCGGGTTCGGCAGGGATGCCCGCCCACACGGCGGAGCTGGACGAGCGGCGAGTTATCCACCGAAAGCTGAACAAAATGGGAGGGGGGAGGGTCAAAGTTGAGGGCCTTCCTCGCCCGATACGCGCGCCCCCCTTTCTTCTCGCGTCCGCAGAATTTGAATTTCAGAAATGGGAGGTCCGATGGCTCGCCATCGACAGCCGAGGGAACTGGCCGAGCTGAAGGGCGCGACCAAGAAGGACCCGCAGCGCTACAAGAACGAAGCGCCAAAGACGAATTCGCCATTGGGCAAGGCGCCGGCACACCTTCCGACCGAGGTCGCGGTGGTCTGGAAAGAGCTGGAGAAGTGCGCCTTGCCGGGCGTCCTGACAAGCGCCGACCGTTTCATCATGGAGGTGGCGTCATCGCTGCTTTCCGAGTTCCGTGCCAACCGCGGCGAGTTCGTTGCGGCCAAGTACTCCCACCTGATCGGCTGCTTGGCGCGCCTGGGCCTGACGCCGGCTGACCGTCAGAAGCTGGGGACCGAAAAGACCCCGGAGGGCAACCCATTCGACGAGTTCTGATCCATGACGCCGAGCGAATCAGCCAAGGCATACGCCAAGGGCGTCACGTCAGGAAAGATCCCGGCCGGCGAGTTCATCCGTCTGGCGTGCCAGCGGTTCCTGGATGACCTGAAGCGCAAGGGTGCCGACTGGCCCTACAAGTACGACGCCGAGAAGGCGGATCGCGCAGTGCGGTTCATGGAGAAGATGCCGCACACGAAAGGAAAGTGGGCGGCACAGAAGCGCCTGCTGGTGCTGGAGCCCTGGCAGCACTTCATCGAGTGCAATCTGTTCGGCTGGGTTCACAAGAAGACCGGCCACCGGCGCTTCCGCCGTGCATATGAGGAAATCCCGCGCAAGAACGGTAAGTCCTTGCGACTGGCTGCCCGTGGCCTGTACCTGTTCTGCGCTGACGGCGAGGCGGGCGCGGAGGTCTACTCGGGCGCTACCAGCGAGAAACAGGCGTACGAGGTGTTCCGCCCGGCCTGGCAGATGGTCCAGAAACTGCCGGCGCTGCGCGCCCGCTTCGGTATCGAACAGGCAGGCAACCCGAAGAACCCGGGGCCGCTGTTCGTCATGGAGGACATGTCCAAGTTCGAGACGATGATCGGCAAGCCCGGCGACGGTTCCAGCCCGCACGCGGCGCTGGTGGACGAGTACCACGAACATGACGATGACCACATGGTCGACGCCATGGAAACCGGCATGGGCGCGCGCGAGCAACCCCTGCTGTCGATCATCACCACGGCAGGCACGAACCTGTCGGGCCCATGCTTCGAAATGCGGGGCGATGCCATCCGCATCCTGCGCGGCGAGGTGACCGACGAAACTGTGTTCGCGGCCATCTACTGCATTGACGAGGGCGACCGCTGGGACGATCCGGCGAGCCTGCGCAAGGCCAACCCGAACTACGGCGTTTCCGTGTTCGAGCAGTTCCTGCTCGACCAGCTCGCCAAGGCAAAGCGGTCGGCCAGCAAGCAAAGTGCGTTCCGTACCAAGCACCTGAACGACTGGGTCGGCGCCAAGCTGGCATGGATGAACATGCTGGCCTGGCAGCGGCAGAAGCGACGGTTTGAGGTTTCGGACTTTGCGGGCTGTCCGTGCTGGGTGGGCGTCGATCTGGCATCCAAGCTGGACGTGGCTGCCGTGGTGCTGCTGTTCGAGAAGGGCGATAGCTACTACGTCATTCCCAGGTTCTACGTGCCGGAGTCGGCCGTGGAGGAAAACGAGAAGTACCAGCAGTTCCTGCTGGACGAGCTGATCGTGTCCACGCCCGGGAACATGACGGACTACGCGTTCATCGAAGAGGAGCTGAAAGAGCTTGCGGCACAGGGCGTTGACGTGCGGGACATAGCCTTTGACCCGGCGCAAGCGGCGTACCTGATGACGCGCCTTGAACAGGAAGGGCTGCCGACCGTGGAGATGGCGCAGTCAGTGCGCAATCTCTCCGAGCCCATGAAAGAAGTGGAGGCGCTGATCCTGTCGCGGCGCCTGTGGCACGACGGCAACGTGGCCATGACCTGGATGATGGGCAACGTAGTGGCGCGCGTGGATGCCAAGGAACACGTCTATCCCCGCAAGGAAAAGATGGAAAGCAAGATCGACGGCGCGGTGGCGCTAATCATGGCCATGGGCCGCGCTATGCAGGCGCGGGACACCGGCACAACCCAACAAGGCTTCGTGGTGATCGACTGATGTTCGGACTATTCGAGAAGAACCGGCGGGCCGATGCCCGCGACCGTATCGAGCCGACGATCAGCAACCTGGTCGACGGCGAGGTGATCCAGTCCTCCGGCATGGGCATGTTCGAGGTGTTCGGGAACCCGACGACGGCCTCCGGAGCCGTGGTCAGCCCGGAATCGGCGATGCGGGTTTCGGCGGTGTTCGCTGCCGTTTCGCTTCTCGCCGGTGCGATTGCTCAGCTGCCGCTGCCTGTGTTCGAGCGGGTGGCCGGCCATCGAGCGCGGGCGGAGCATGACTACTGGTGGCTGCTGAACGAGCAGTTCTCCTCCGGCTGGTCCAGTGCCACCGGCTGGGAGTTCATCGTCGGGCAGATGCTGCTGCGCGGTGATGGTGTGGTGTACATGACGCGCAACCGTGCCGGGGTGGCGACCGGGTTGATCCCCTGGCCACGCGACAGGGTGATGATCCTCAAGCAGGAGAAAACCAGCCCACGGGAGCCGACACGCCTGCAGTACACGTTCCACGATGCGGACGGGTATTTCACCGTCGACCAGGACGACGTGCTCCATTTCCCCGGCTTCGGTTTCAACGGCGTGCACGGTATGTCGGTGATCCAGTGGGGCGCGCGGAACGGCATCGGCATCGCCATCCAAGGTGACGAGCACGCCGGCAAGTTCTTCAGCGAGGGCGGCAAGCCCGAAGTGGCCATCCGAACGCCCAACAAGATGACCAAGGAGCAGCAGGACGATTTCCGCGATGCCTGGGTCAAGAAGTATGGCGGGGTGCAGGGAAACCGTCGCATTCCGCTGGTTCTGACCGAAGGGCTGGAGGTGCACGAGCTGACCATGTCGGCGGTCGACCAGCAACTGCTGGAGTCCCGTCAGTGGCAGGTGATCGATGTGGCCCGCGCCTTCGGTGTCCCTCCGCACATGATTGGCGAGACCAGCAAAGCCACCAGCTGGGGAACCGGCATCGAGAGCATGGGCATTGGCTTCGTGAAGTACACGCTGGGGCCGCACCTGAAGCGGATCAAGGACGAGCTGAACCGCAAGCTGTTCCGCACGCCGCGCTACTTCGTTGAGCACAACGTGGACATGTTCATGGCCGGCGACTCCAAGACACAGGCTGAGTACTTCAGCAAGGCACTCGGTGGGCCTGGCACAAGGGGGTGGATGGTTCCGAACGAGGTCCGCCGCCTCAAGAATCTGCCTCCCATCGAGGGCGGCGACGTGCTTTACCAACCGACAGACCCCGCGCCACCGGCGAAGCCGGACAGCGACGACCCTGAAAGGAACCCTGAAGATGCCAATTCCTAAGCTGCTGCAGCTGGCCAAGAACAACGCCGGCCAGTCCAAGCCCATCCGGGCGGAGACCGAAGGCAAGGAGGCCACGATCTACCTGCACGGCGTCATCGGCGGGTGGTGGGGCGACATTGACGAGACGATGTTTGCCCAGGCCATGGCCGGCATCGAGGCGGACGTGATCCACCTGCGCATCGACTCGCCCGGCGGCGACGTGTTTGCGGCCCGATCGATGATGACGGCCATCGCACAGCACAAGGCGACCGTGATCGCCCACGTGGACGGACTGGCAGCCTCGGCTATGACCGGCGTATGCATGGCGTGCGACAAGGTCGAGATCAGCCAAGGTGGTGCGTTCATGATCCACAACGCATGGACCATCACCGTTGGCAACAAGGCAGACATGACCAAGACCGGTGAGCTGCTGGCCAAGATCGATGCCGGCCTGGCCGGCGACTACACGCGCCGCACTGGCAAGGATGAAGCGCAGATCGTCCAGTGGATGGACGAAGAGACCTGGTTCACGGCCGACGAAGCCAAGGAACACGGCTTCGCAGACGAGGTGGTAGAGATCGTGGACAAGAAGAAGGCATCCAACACTTGGGACCTGTCCGCCTACGACAACGCGCCTGCTGCGCTGGCTGCTCCGGGCAGCAGTGCCGACGACGATAGCGCCATCGTTGCTCACTTGGCCAACCTGGAGCGCAAGACTGCGCTTCTGGAAAAGCCCCCTGCGTAAGCGACTCCCGCCCGCAGTTCAACCCGACCGCCGAAAGGCGGTTTTTTTTCGACACGAGGAAATAGCCCATGCCCTTCAACATTCAGGCCGAGCGGGAGCGCCGCACCGCGCTGGCAAAGGAAACCCGCAACCTGCTGGACACCAGCACCGGTGACGGCAACAAGTGGACGCCGGAGAACCAGGCCAAGTACGACAACAACATCGCCGAGATCGAGCGCATCGATGCGGCGATCGAGCGTCATCAGAAGGTCATGGACCTGACGGCCGACGAGGCACTGCGCGAGCAGGGCGTGCGTGAAAACGACACCGGCAACCGCGGCGGCCGGGAGCTGTCCAACGAGGAGCGCCTGTTCGACCGCTGGGCGCGTGGCGGTGACAGCGCCCTGAGCGCCGAGGACTGGAAGCAGGTCAACGCGGCCATGTCGGGCAATCCGGCCGTCAACCCGGAGCAGGGTGGCTACACCGTTCCGACCACGCTGGCCGAGCAGATCCTGGATGCCCTGAAGGCATTCGGCGGCATGCGCCAGGTGGCTGATGTGTTCAGCACTGCCGGCGGCGAGCCGATGCAGTATCCGACCAGCGATGGCACCTCGGAAGAGGGCGAGCTGGTCGCTGAAAACCAGTCGGCGAACGACCAGGACGTGGCCTTCGGCACCAAGGGCCTGCAGGTGTACAAGTACAGCTCCAAGGTGGTGACCGTGCCGTGGGAGCTGCTGCAGGACAGCACGGCCGATATCGCCGGCTTCATCGAGAAGCGCCTGCAGACCCGCCTGGGCCGTGTCACCAACCGCCACTACTCCGTCGGCACCGGCGTTGGCCAGCCGATGGGCGCCTTCACCGCCGCGGCTGTCGGCAAGATCGGCGCCGTCTCAGCGCTGCCGGTCATCACCTACGACGACCTGGTGGACTTGGAACACAGCGTCGATCCGGCATACCGCCAGCTGGCCAAGTGGATGTTCCACGACGACATGCTGAAGCTGATCCGGAAGGTGAAGGACGACCAGGGCCGGCCGATCTTCGTGCCGGGTTACGAGCAGGGCAATCCGGGCGGTGCGCCGGATCGTCTGCTGAACCGCGATATCCAGATCAACCAGCACGCCCCGGCCCCGGCCGCAGGCGCAACCTCGATCGCGTTCGGCGACTTCAGCTACTACAAGATCCGCGACGTGATGGCCGTGACCCTGTTCCGCTTCGCCGACTCGGCCTATGTGAAGAGGGGCCAGGTGGGCTTCATGGCCTGGATGCGCTCCGGCGGCAACCTGGTCGACGTGGGCGGCGCGGTGAAGACCTTCAAGCACGGCGCCGCGGCTTAACCGCCTCGGCCCACGAACGGAGGGACGCCCCAGCGCGGGCGTCCCTCGGAGACGATCATGGCAAAGCAGAAGAACACCTCCGCGCAGGCGGCCAGCGGTCCGGCCGACGCGCAGGAAGCGCCCGCTGCGGTAGTGGACGCAGCGGCTGGCCAGGGCGAGCAGCCGGACTCCGAAAGCCCCGAGGCTGACGCGGCGGCTGCCGCGGTTGAGCCGGAGACGGACGAGGGCGGAGACAGCCAGAGGCCCGAAACCGTGAAGGCGGACAACGACGTGCCGCCACCGGATAAAGAACCGGCTCCGCCGGAGGGCGAAACCGTGCCGGCGCTGGTGCTCAGTAACAACCACCTCGGGAAGGTCGGCCAGGTGATCCAGGTCAACGCGGCACACGTTGAGGCGCTTCGCCTTGGCGGGCTGATCGACCCCCACCCCAATGCCATCAAGTCGGCCACGCTGGAGGAATGACCCATGCTGCGCACGTTGACCCCGGCGGCAGAGGAACCCGTGTCGCTGAGCGAAGCGAAGGCGCACCTGGTAGTTATCCACGATGCCGACGACGCGCTGATCGGCGCCTTCATCACCGCCGCGCGTGAGTCGGTGGAGCGCACCACGGGGCATGCGTTGGCAGCAGCGACCTATGAGTGGACCCCCGTCGGCGAGGGACGCTCTCCGCTGCCTATTGAGCCAGCCACGCTCGACAGCGAGCCAGGCGCCTATCCGGTGAAGTTCACGACGACACCTGGCCCGCTTCCGGGACCGCTGCGCGCGGCCGTACTGCTGTTGCTGGGTGACCTGTACGCCAACCGCGAGGCGGTCGTGGCTGGCTCGCAGTTGGCCGAGAACCCAACCCTGGACAGGCTGATGTTCCCCTACCGGCGGGTGCTGCCATGAGGCGGGCGGGCAAGTACCGGCATCGCATCGAGCTGCAGGATTACGGCCCGGTGCGCGATCCGCTGGGCGGGGACGTGAAGCAATGGCGTAGATGGCGGGCTGACGTGCCGGCAGAGGTGGTTCCGCTCTCGGGTCGGGAGTTCACTGCGGCCTCGGCCGAGCATGGAGAGGTGACTGCACGCATCGAGATCCCTTACCTGCCCGGGGTAGTGCCGACCATGCGCGTGGTGTTCGACGGGCAGGTGTACGCGATTCGTGCGGTGCTGCCGGATGCGACGGCACGCGGGCATATCACGCTGATGGTCGATGCTGGGGTGTCCGATGGCTGAGCAGGTGAAGATCGACGGCCTGGACGGCCTCCTGCGTTCACTGCGGGAGGCACCCAAGGCGATTCAAGGGCGAGCTGTGCAAGCCGGTATGCGCAAGGGCGGCAACGTCATTCGCGACGACGCCCGGCGGCGGGCTCCGAGAGCATCGGGGTTCATGGCCTCGCAGATCGTCACCCGCCGGGCCAACACCAAAAGCCGGCAGCGGGCAGGTGTAGGCCAAGGCGGCGAGTACTTCACGGTTGGGGTTAAGACCGGTCGCCGCCGCAAGTACGCCAACACCAAGCGCAACCGGCGCCGCGGCCGCGTCGGGAAGGTCTATGAGGAGGCGGGCTGGGCCTATTACTGGCGCTTCAAGGAATTCGGCACCAGGAAGATGAGAGCCGAGCCGTTCCTCACGCCGGCAGGCGAGGCCAAGGGGCCGGAGGCGGCGCAGGTGATCATCAATGAAGCCTGGGCGGCGCTGGACAAGCAGCTGAAGAAGGATGGCTGGCGATGATGGTTCCCCTGATCCAGTCCCTGCTGCAGGGTGATGCAGCGGTTCGGCACATGCTGGGCGACCCGATCCGATTGTGGCCGGGAACCGCGCCACAGGATGCAGCACTGCCCTACGCGACGTGGGAGGTGGTCGGCGGTTCGCCCACCGCGATGCTTTCCGAGGCGCCGCCGGCCGACGGCTGGCGAGTCCGATTGACCGTTTGGGGCAAAGCCCTGACGCAGGCCAACGGCGCGGCCGTCGCCATCCGCGACGCGATCGAGCGCGTAGGCAGCATCGAATCGTACAACCCGACGCCTGACAGCGACGGCGCGGACGCCTTTGGCATCTCCTTCGACGCCAGGCTCCTGCAACTGCGCTGAACCACACAACGGCAACCCACTGGCCCCGCAAGGGGCCTTTTTCATGCCCGGCGACGGGCGCAACACAAGGAAACCCCTATGGGACAGGTAATCAAGTCGAAGCATTCGCAGCTGTTCGTCGCCATCGCCGCGGCCGAGGTCATCAAGGTGACCCGCCTGCGTTCGGTCGGCTTCCCCGATGGCCAGGCGTCGGAGATCGATATCTCCGACTACGACGACGACTGGGACCAGTTCGTCGCTGGCCGCAAGCAGACCGGCAGCACCAGCATCGAGATCATCTACGACAGCGTCGACCACGAGAAGCTGGAAGAGCTGCACGAGACCGGTGCTGTCGTGAACTGGCTGGTGACTGCGCCGCTGTCGGAAACCGAAGGCGTGGCCAAGCCGACCGCCGTTGCCGGCAAGATCACCCCGCCGGACACCGTGCTGTCCAAGCAGTTCGACGGCTTCGTGCAGAACTTCGCAGTGACCAGCCAGGACAACGACGTCTGGAAGGCGACCATCACGATCCGCGGCTCCGGCGCCGTCACCACGCACCGCCCGACGCCGTAAGGCTGCGGCAACGGCGCATACCCAGGCCCGCTCCGGCGGGCCATCTCTCTGACGGGGCGCGCGGATCCTCCGCGTGTTAGCCGTGCGCGGCCCGCGCGCCCTGTCGCCATTCAAGGAAACGGCCAATGAGCAAGACCAGCGAAACCACCCAAACCCAGCCGCAGCAGCCCGTGAGCATCCTGCAGTCGTTCACCAACCTGGGCATGTTCGCCTCCAAGGACGTTCGCGCCGACACGATCACCTTGCCCAACGGTGCCAAGGCGCAGTTCCATGTTCGCGAGCTGCCGGATGCGGAGTTCCGCAAGCTGTGGGGCGAAGGCGACCGCGCCAAGCTGATCGCAGCGACCATCTGCGACGAGGACGGCAAGCCCGTCATGAATGTGGAGCAGGCCGCCCAGCTCAAGCCGCTGGTTGCCGCTGAGCTGCAGCGTGTGGCTATGAAGCATTCCGGCTTCGGCGAGGATGCTGCCCAAGCCCAGGCCGACGCGGGAAACGGCTAAGGCAGCGCGGTGAGGACTGGTTCTGGAAGGTCCTCGCCGGCCACCTGCATCGCACGGTGTCTGAGCTGCAGGCGAGCATGTCGCGCCGGGAGTTCTTGGAATGGTGGGAGTTCCATAAGCGGAATCCCATCGACCCCGTAAGCCTGCACATCAAGCCCGCTGCCTTCGCCGCGTACATCACCGCCTCACACAGCCAGGGCGGCACCAAGCGCTCCTTTCAGGAGTACCTGGACACCCTTGTTCCACGTTCCGAGGAGGACGAGGCACAGGACTGGTTCGATCGACTGGGATAGCCATGACCGACACCTTTGGGCGCTTCGCCGCCCTCCCGATCGGCCCGCTGCTCGCTGCGCGCGACGGTGGGCTCACTCTTGCCACGACCGCAGCAGCCGACCTCAACCGCTGCGCCCGGTCCGACTTTGCCCTCAGCGCCGGCGTTGTCGGCGTCGAATTCGCGCTGTGGGGCGATGACGACCTCTCGGCCGTCGTGGGCTTTGTCACGGCAGCAGCGCCCCTCAGCCAAGCGCCGGGCGCGAACGGGGAGGGTATCGGCTGGGAACTGGCCACCGGTCGCCTGATCCAGGGCGTTGGCGCGATCGCAACTGGTCTGCCCGTGGTCGCGTTGGGCGATATCGTCGGGATGCGGGTCTCCTTCGGCAGTCCCTCCCGGCTCCACCTGTATCTAAACGGCGCGCTGGTCCACCAGCGCGACCTGCTGCTGGCCGGGCCGCTCCACTTCGCCGCCTCACTGGCTGCGACGAAGGCCGGTGGACTGTGCCTGGCCGTGAACGCTGGGCAGTGGGGCGCCCGCAGCGATGCCGCTGTTGCCGGTTGGAAGCTGGACCAGGCCCAAGCGCCGACCACGCGGCTGGCTGACGATGACTGGCTCTCCGCTCCAGGCGATAGCCCGGCCAATGCCCGGTACGAAGGGCTGGTCGCCGAAGGCGTCAACCTCGTCCAGGAGCTGAGCTTCTGGCCGTGGGGCGGCGATCCGGTGTCGCAGACGGCAGCGGCGGAGTGCGTGGTCGCTGACGCCGAGGGGCTGCTGGATGACCTGGCTTTGTCCGGCGCCTCCGGCGCTGCGGTGCGCATCCTGCAGGTGAACGACGGCGGCATGCTGGCCGACGCCGCTCCGGTGTTTCGCTGCGTCATCGATCAGATCGAGGTGAACGACGACGGCAGCAAGACCTTGCACCTGCGCGACGCGCACGACTACCTGGGCCAGACCATCAACCGGGGCGTGTTCCTGCCCAACATCACCTCGCTGGCTTGGAAGCCGCAGCCGGTAGTGATCGGTGCGGTGGCCAGCGTGCCGGCAGCCGGCGCCAATTCGGACGCGACAGCGATGTTCCTGGCCGACAGCCCGGTGCACGTAAACGCTGTGATGGACCGCGGCGATCTGATGGAAGACGGCACCTTCAGCATGGCGCCGGATGGCCAGCAGCTGCTGCTGAAGTCTCCACCCGTCACTCCAGTGGTGGTCGACGGTTCGAGCATCGGCCCCGGCATGGCCCCGGCGCGCCTGGAGCAGGCCGTGGGCGACGTGATGGCTCGTCTCGGGGCAGGGGCGTGGTCGGCAGCGGACTGCGCAGCCGTGGACGCTGCAACCGGCTACGCCGGCATCGGCTACTACGCCGGAGCAGCCATCACGGGCAGGGATGCCCTGAACGCGATGCTGCCCAGCTACGGAGTCGGGTGCTACCAGGATCCCACCGGTGTGCTGCGCTTCGTGCAGGTGGTTGCGCCGGAGACCTACCAGGGGCAACCGGCGTTTGAGATCTCGGAAGCCGACATGGCCAGCGACCTGGTCGGCGTCCCGGACGACGCGCCCAACCTGACCCGGCGCATGGCCTACCGCCCGAACGCGCAGGCCCTCGGTGCCTCCGACCTGGTCACCGACGTGGTGGACGTGCCGCAGAGCCGCCGCGACGAGCTGACGGGCCTCTACCGAGGTCAGGTGTTCGCTGCGGGCGCACTGGACGCACACTACCGCCGCGCCGATGCTGCCGATCCGGTCATTTCGCTGTTCTGGCATGCCGCCGACGCGCAGGCCGAGATCAACCGCGTCGTGGCGATGTACGAGCGACAGCGGTTCTTCTACCAGGTCGCCATTCGCGGTGATCAGGACATGGCCCCGCTCCCTGGTCAGATCGGCCGGCTGACCTACAGCCGCTACGGCCTGGCCGATGGCAAGCCGGTGCTGGTGCGGCGCGTAGAGCGCAACCCTGCCACGGGGGACGTGGTACTTACCCTGTGGGGATGATGACGTGTTGATTGGATATGGCATGCCGGCGGTGGAGACGGCCACCCTCACCGGTGGAACGTGGCTGTCGGCCGACCAGGGCTCGGCGCTCTTCGATGGCAAGCCTGGGCGCTCGTCGCGGATCCGGCGAACCGGTTTGCTGGCGATCACGATCACCCTGGCCGAGGCCGTTGTGCCGGGGATCATCGCCGTCCTCGGCCTCAACATCCCGCCCGGCGTGCAGGTGAGCGCTGCCGGCACGACCGGGACCACCGTGCGACTGCCCGACGGCAGTGTCTGCGCATGGCTGTTTCCGCAGGCCAGCGCCCTGGTCTCGACGGTGTCCGTCGAGATCGCCACAACTGCCACGAACGTGGACGTGGGCGAGATCGCGATCTTCCGGGCAGTCGAGGTGGGCATCAGCGACGGCTGGGCGGTGGCCACGATCGACACCAGCGTGCACACCCGCACCAAGGGTGGGCAGGTCAACACGGTTCCTGGGCCTCTGTACCGCCGGCTGACCTGCACCTTGTCCGGCCGGGCGACAGCTGCCGTGCGCGGCGGTGGACTGGGCGGGACTGATTGGGAGACGGTGGCGGCAGCGATCGCGGGACGCCGGCGCTCCTGCGTTGTGCCGCAGTACCGGGACATGGCCAGCAAGGCGTTCGACCCGCTGCTGGCGGCGCGGTCGGCGCTCTACGGCTACCCGACACAGCTGCCATCGGCGGAGAACATCAGCCGGCAGTACTTCACCGGATACATGGAATTTGAGGAAATCCCGGCCTGATTTTGTTGTGCAGGCTCCCCGCTGGCACAATCCCGAACTCAACGAGCAGGGAGCGGAAATGATTGAACATACGAGCAAAGTCGATGTTCCGGACTGGGGGCCCCGGCCAGAAAAGTTGCCGGCCAAGGCTGGATCTGCGCTGGAGGACGTGGGCCGATTGATGGTGTTGCTATCGCTGGTTGCGGGAGTGGTTGGCGTGTTCGCCTTTGGGCGTGTGCCGCGCATTGCCTCGTGGGGCGGGGTTTCCCACGACTGGAATCTGCTCAACGTGTTCGCGGTGGTGCTGAGCACCGGATGGGCTCTTGCCATGTCATGGGCCGTTTACCGATTGGGCACCGCCCTCTGCTGGCTTGAGCGTATCGGGAAGAAAGTCGAAGTTGAGTAGAGATCGGGCGCAACGCCCGAAAACCTGTAGCCCGAGGCCCGCCCAGTGCGGGCCTTTTTTATGGACGAAATCATGAGTCTGTACACCCTCACTGTCGATCTTCTGTTGAAGTCCGGATCGTTCGAACGGGACAGCGGCAAAGCGGCACGAGTTGTTCAGCGCGACATGTCGAGCATCCAGTCGGCCATGTCTGATGCCGCGCGCCGCGGTGCCGATGACGTGGCGGCAGGGTTCCGTCGCGTGACACTTGAGGCGGTTGGCATGGGCTCGGCCCTGGCCGCCGTCAAGGCGACAGTCGGCCGGGCTGACGAATGGACCGGGATGAGCAACCGCATCCGCTTGGTCACCGCCTCGCAGGCCGAGTTTGTTGCGGCCCAGCAGGATGTGGTCAGGATCGCCAAGGCGACCTATCAGCCATTGGACGCCACGGCGAGCCTCTATCAGAACCTGGCAATGGTCCAGGATCGGCTAGGCGTAACAGGCGCGCAGACAGCCCGGATCGTGGAGACGGTAAACAAGACGATTGCCATGTCCGGCAGTAGCGCGGCTGCGTCGGAGGGCGCGCTTACTCAATTTGGCCAGGCCCTGGCGGCAGGTACGCTGCGCGCCGAAGAGTTCAACTCGATGGTCGACGGCGCATCCAAGTTGGTGCAGACCATCGAAGACGGCATGGGCATTGCCCGAGGCAGTCTCCGCAAGTTCGTGGTGGATGGCGGTGTCGCGGCCGATCAGATTGTCAACGCTCTGCTGAAAATGTCAGACGGAGTTGATGACTCGTTCGGAAAGATGCAAGTTCGTGTATCGCAGTCGATTACCAACCTCAACACCAACCTGACCGAGATGATCGGCAGGGCAGATGAGGCAACTGGGGCATCCCAAGCGCTGTCTGCTGGCATCGGGGCGCTTGCCAACAACCTGGAGATGGTGGCGGTTGCCGGTGCTGCAGTGGCTTCTGGCCCACTACTCAGGGCTCTGTTGGCGCGGGTCGCTGCAGCAAATGCAGGGATGGCAGCAGATCGTGCGGCCGCCGCGCAGAACGTCGCCGCGGCTCAGCAGCTTGAGCTACGGACCCGTGCGGCCATGCTTGATGCTCAGGCAGAGGTTCGTCGCGCTGCTGCGATCGGCGGAAGCGTTTCTGTCAGTTCCAAAGCCGCTGCCGCGACGCTGGAGCATCGGCAGGCCGTCCTCCTGCTTGCCCAGGCACAGGGACAGGCCGCTGCGGCGAATGCTGGGTGGGTTGCCCGTGCAGGTGCATCGACGCTCGCAATGCTTGGAGGGCCGGCAGGTATCGTCACGATGCTGGCGACCGCAGCCGCCGGGTGGCTGATCTTCCGCGACAACACCGCGACCGCATCGGTTGCGCTGATCGATTTCAGTGGCGCAGCAGATACCGCCATCGAGAAGTTCAAGACCCTCAACGCCCAGATGCAGGCTGGTGAGATCCTTCGCCTGCAGAAGGAGATCGATGAGAACTACCGGACGATCACCAGCTCGATTACAGAGATGGTCGCTGCGGCGACGAACTTTGCCACCGCCAGCCAGGCTTCAGAGTTCATCCAGGAAACGCAGCGGCTGGATGCCGCCTTTAAGGTCGGCAAGATTGGCGCCGATGAGTTCTCAAATGGTCTGGAGGCGGCATGGCGAGCAATGATCGCTGGCTCGCCGGCCGCAGCCGCCGTGGCCAAGAGCCTCACGGAAGAAACCGCTGCCGCGGCGACTGCCGGCAGGGAGGTCGATCGTAAGCGGGCGATCCTCGACGCCTTCACGGGCAGCAGTAGCCAGGCGAAGAGCGCAACCGACGCCCTGTCGGGATCGTTCAACGTTCTGGGCGACTCGGCAGGCGCCGCGGGCAAGCGCATCGCGTCGGCAATGCAGTCGCTGCCGGGCCAGCTCGCCCGCGTGGGCAAAAGCGCGGCCGAAGTCGCAAAGCTGGACGTAAATGACTGGTTCAAGGAGGCCCAGGCCAGCGGCGTCGACTTTTCCAAGCGCGACGATCCGAAGGTCAAGCAGTACATCGAGCAGGGCGCACAGTACATCCGGCTCCAGACGGAGCTGGCCGCTGCGCAGAAGAACTTCACGGAGTCGCGCAAGGCGTCGGCAGCCGCAGAGCGCGCCGGCGCCAAGGATCGGAAGGCGGACGCGGAGGCGATCAAGCGCTACAACGAACAGGCTGCAATGGCCGCGGCTACGATGGCCGGGCCGCTAGCCGAGGCCACCGAGCGACAGAAGCAGCTCGAAGACAAGCTGAAGGAAGCGCTGAAGGTAGGGCGCATCGAGCGGGCCGCGTACAACACGCTGGTCCTGGAGTCGCAGAAGGCGTTGGAGCAGTCCAGCGCGGAGATCAAGAAGGCGCTGGCCAGTCCCGAGGCGCTGCTTGCGACGATGGATGCCGAGGTCGCCATGCTCGGCAAGGTCGGCCGTGCGCGCGAGCTGTCGCGGCGCGAGATGATGAACGAGCGGGACATGCGGCAGGAGCTGCAGAAGGCGGTGGAGGCCGCTGGCGGCAAGGAGGCCCTGGCGCTGTCCAAGGGGGCGGCGAGCTACGCGCAGTACGAGCAGTCCATGCTGGACGCGGCCCGAGCATCGGCCGAGCTGTCGCTGCGCGTGGAGGAGGCCGCTGCCAACGTTGAGGCGTGGGCCGGCGTGGTCGTCAACGGCGTGGGCGATGCCGCCGATGCCATGGCCGACTTCGTTGTCAGCGGCATGCGCGACTTCGACAACCTGTGGGACGACCTGAAAGATACCGCCAAGCGCGGGCTGCGTGACCTGACCCGCGAGATCCTGCAGCAGAAGATCGTGATCCCGATCCAGACGCAGATCCTCAACGGGATGAACGGCCAGGGCGGTGGCCTGAGCCTGCAGAGCATCATGGGGCTGTTCGGTGGCAATGGCGCCGCCGGCGGCGGTCAGAACCTGGGGACCATAGCCGGGCTGCTGTCCAAGGGCCAGGGGCTGTTCAGTGCGGGTGCAGGTGCGGCGAGCAGCGGCGCCAGCGCCGGCAGTCTGCTCGGCTTCGGCAACAACGTTGCCGCCCTTACCGGTGGCGGCGCAGCCGCAGCGGGTGGTTCTTCCGCTGCTGCTGGTGCCGGTGCGGCTGGATCCGCCGCTGCAGCGGTCCCGATCATCGGCTGGATCGTGGCCGGCATGATGAAGAACGCCGAGCTGTTCGATCAGGGCTGGAACATCGCCAACGGGGAGAGCTGGGCCGGCAAGATTGCCACCGCCGGCGCGGTGGGCCTCGCCGACAAGACGTTCCGCGGGCTGGGTTTCAACGACAAGGTCGCATCGATCCTGTCCGGGTCGAGCATCCACGCCAAGCTGTTCGGTCGCGGCGCGCCGAAGATCACCGGCCAGGGCCTGACCGGCTCGTATGGGTTCGGTGGCTTCGACGGCCAGACCTACGCCGATATCAAGCAGAAGGGCGGCTTCTTCCGGTCCGACAAGAAGTGGACGCAGTACGGCGCCGTTGATCCCGGGATCGATCGCACGTTCGACATGGCCGCGCGTCAGGTCCGCGGTGCGGCAACCGGCCTGGCCAAGCAGTTGGGTGTCGACCTGACCCAGCAGCTGGGTGGGGTGCGGGTGAGTCTGGGCAAGCTGCAGCTTTCGGCGGACTCCGCCGAGGCCAAGTCGCAGCTGGAGGCGTACCTCGGTGACATGACCAACCGGCTGTTCACCGAGGCAGTGAAGGCTGCCGGCTTCGGAGGCCAGCTGGACGGCTACTTCGAGGCGTCGGATGTGTTCAACGCGCTGAGTGCGTCGATCGCACTGGCGGTGGGCAATGCCGACGAGCTGGGCCGCGCCCTCAATGGGATGGAGGTCGACAAGGTCAACAAGGCGGTGGACTACTTCCAGGACCTGGCCAGCGTCGCCGGCACGGACCTGGCCACCCAGGTAGAGAAGGTGACCGGATTGCTTGGGAACTACGCCTCGCTGATGGCGGACGTTTCCACGCAGCTTATGACCGGCGACCTGTCCAGCTACCAGCAGCAGGCCCTGAGCATCGAGCGGACCTACCGGCAGCAGGTGAAGTCGGCCAACGACTACGCCAAGGCCCTGGGCCTGTCCGGCGCACGTGCCGAGGATCTGGCCAAGATCGAAGCGCTGCGCGCGATGAACATGGGCAAGCTGCAGGCTCAGATCGACAAGGACAAGAAGGCCATGCAGTACGGCCTGTCGATCAGCGACCTGTCCCCGCTGACGGACCAGCAGAAGCTCGGCGAGGCCATGAAGGAGCTGGAGCGGGCCGTGGCCGGTGGCGACACCAGCGCAGCCCAGGCGGCGGCACAGGCCGCCCTTGGCTTCGGCCGGAACCTGTACGCCAGCGGCAAGGACTACAACGGGCTGTACGACCAGGTGACTGGGCTCATCGACGGTATGAAGGTCGGCGACCTGAACACCGAAGACGGCACCAGCATGGGACAGCTGGCGGACGCGATCGAGGCCCTGCCGGACAACTTCAGCCGTGCGGTGTTCGACCTGGTGGTGAACAACGAGTCGCAGTCCCAAACCACGGCGGCTGTGCAGCAGAGCAACGCGCTGCTGACCGACGTGAAGGGGCTGCTGCAGGACCTGCTTTCAACCACCGCCCAGGGCGTCCGCGCCTCCAGCAGCAATGAGCTGCGCAAGGCACTCAACGCGAGGTAATCCGCAATGCAAGCAAGGAAACTCACGCTGGTGGAGATCGGCGTGGGCGCGCTGCCGTCGCCGTCACCGGCGGCGCCGCGTTACTCGAACTGGTTCCCGGTCGTTCACCGGCCACCCGAGGTGCCACCGGTGGATGGGGTGACCCCCAACCCGGTGGCCGACGGCGTGCTGCTGGAATGGCCGGCTGTCGATCTGGCCGGCGTCGTGTACGTGGTTGAGCGTGGCCCCTCTCCGGAGGGGCCGTGGACCGAGATCTATCGGACCACTGACACGCGCTACTTCTACAGCGACAACACCGGCACCAAGTGGTGGTTCAAGATCACGCCGACCGTGCGCGGCCGGCCAGGCTTGGGCTCGGTGGTGGAGGCTACGCCACCGCCTACCACGGCCGAGCTGATCAAGCAGACGGAGCGGATCACGAAGGAGATCGCAGACCGAATGGAGGCAGATGCCGCAGAAGCGGCCGCGCGGGCCGATGGCCTGGCTGCCGCTGCGCGGGATCTTCTGGCCGAGGCGGATCTGCGCCAGCGCGGCGTGTCCGACGCAATGGAGGCGATCGCGCAGGAGGCGCAGGCCCGGGTCGACGGCCTGCTGAATGAACGCCTCGAGCGCGAGGCTGCCATCTCGCTGGAGACGCAAACCCGGCAGAGCGACGTGGAATCGCTGTCGCGCGCGCTGTCCGAGGTTGCGGCTGGCAGCGGGACTCAGTTCGACAGCCTGCGCATCTGGTACTTCGACACCACCGTGGAGGAGTGGACCGGCAACGGTGCGCCACCGACGGTGGTCGATGGCTGGCTGCGGCCGGCCAACGGCACCGAGAACCCGTATGTTCAATCGCCGGCAGCGCTGGCCGTCGACGGCAGCGCCTACCGCTTCGTCAAGCTGAGGGTGAAGCGCGTTGGCGACGCCGCGTGGGACGGCTTCCTGCAGTGGATCACGCTGGCCGACCAGGCGTGGGACGTGGACAAGCGGGCGGCGATCCCGGAGCCGCGGTGGGACGACAATGGCGTCGGCACGGTCGACGTGGCCGATATCGCCTGGTGGCCGGGTGAGGTCGACGCCATCCGGCTGCAGTTCGGCGCGACCCAGACTGTCTCCAGCTACTTCATGACCGACTGGGTGGCCATCGGGCGTCCGACGCCCGGTGCGGGTGTGGCGCTGGTCCAGGAGGAAGCCCGCGCCCGCGTAGCGGCGGACGTGGCCGAGGCCAGCAAGCGCGAGACGCTGGCCGTGCAGCTGCGGGGCGACTACGAGGGCAGCGATCTGTCCCAAGTTCCAAGCGGCCTGTTCGCCGCGGAGCGCGATGCGCGGGTCACGGCCGATGAGGCCAACGCCAGCGCCATCGAGCTGATTCAGGCGCGGATGCCCACGGGCGATGGCACGGTGGCCACGGAGGCCAGCGTCACCGAGGAACGCCAGGCGCGCGCAGACGGCGACAGCGCCAACGCTGAGGCGATTGAGCGGGTGTCTGCGAGGATGCCGGCCGGCGACGGCAAGGTGGCCTCTGCGGAAGCACTGGATGCCGTCTCGACCCGTGTGGAAGAAACGGAGGAGGGCATCCGGGCAGTCGGCGACAGAACGTCGTCGCTGGAAGCGCAGGTGACGTACAAGCACGCGGGCGACCGGGACTGGAACGCCGGGGACCGTGACGTGCGCGCGGGCGTGAAGACCTGGCAGTCCGTGATCGCCCAAGGCGACCGCGCCGTCGCCAAGCAGGTGGACTCGGTCCGGGCAGAGCTGGGGGAATTCGAGGCCACGGCCACGCGTTCCATCGAGGTCATCGCAATGGAGCAGAGCGCGCAGGCGGTGCAGATCCAGCACCTGGGCGTCGAGCTGGACGGGAAAGCATCAGCGGACTACGTCGAGGAGATCAGCGCCCGGGTCGGCGTGACCGAGCAGGGCATCGAGGCATTCACCGGCCAACTGCAATCGGTGAAGGCTGAGGTGGACAGCAAGGCCAGCGCGCAGGTGGTGGAGGGCATGGAGGCCCGGGTCGTCCAGACCGAGAACGGCCTGACCCAGGTGCTGGCGAGGGCGTTCCTGAACGTCATCGCCAACAGTGGCGGCGGACCGCTGATCGGCGGCATGGTCATCGAGAACAACGGTCAGGTCGTCAACACCCGCTTTTCCAGCAACACGTTCGAGGTCATCTCGCCCGGGGCCAGTGAGGGGATGGAATGGCGTGGAGGCTTCCTTCGCGTCTGGAAAGGATCTGCTCAGCGCATCATCGGCACCAACTTCGGCGCCGCCGGCGACAACCTGGTCGACTACTTCGGGCCGAACGTCGGTGCGGGTGCTGCGTCGAAGGCCAACGCTGTGATGTGGATGGATGCCAACGGCAGTGCCTACTTCGGTGGTCAGCTGTCGGCGGGCATCCTGCGCAACGCGGTCCAGACCACGACCACGCAGACCGTTGGCGTGGAGTTGGTCAACGGCCCGTTCGCCACCAATGGCCGCGTGCGGAGCGTCACGGTCAGCTTCTCCCGCCGGCACATCCGGACCAAGACCACCTATGGCAGCGACGGCTTTGTCGCGGGCTCGGGCCAGAACACGGCACGCGTGGAGATCTATCGGCGGGTGGGGGAGGGGGCTGAATCGCTGTGGCAGGTACTGAACGTCAGCGGTTCGGTGATGATCCTCAACGAGCAGGACGGCCCTGACAACGCCACGTCCACCTGGGGCGGGTCATTCACCGTGAACGATACCAGCACCAGTGCGCAGACGATGACCTACCGCGCGGTGATCACCAGCTTCACCGAACAGGATGTGCGGCACGAGTCCGGCTCGTTCCAGCAGCAGTCCATCACGCAGAGCCTGTCGATCATCTCGGTCGAAAACTGAAACAGTCCAAGGCACGGGCCGGCATGTCCGGCCCGCTTTGCCGTGGGCGATCAACAGCAGAGAACACACATGCCGCAGAAACTCATCGATCAAACCACCATCCAGCCGGATGGAAAGCCAGGCGACGACGCGTTCACCGCCTTTGCAACCTGCAACGACAACTTCGCCGACGCCGAGGGGCGCCTTTCGGCGCTGGAAGGTGGATCATCGAACATCGGCCAGGATGTAGCCGACCTGAAAACGGGCTTGCAGCAGGAGACGCAGCTGCGCACTGATGCCGATACGGCTCTTTCGCTATCAATCGCAGCAGAAGTCGCCGCACGACAGAGCGCCGACACTGCGCTAGGTGCGCGTATTCCCGGAAAGAACCGCTTGATCAATGGTAATTTCGATTTCTTCCAACGCGGAAACTCCGGCAACGTAACCAGTGCTGCGCCCTACACGGCAGATCGCTGGATCTGCTCAGCAGCAGGCGGCGCAACTTGCAATTGGGGTATCGGTGCGCCAGCGGTAGGAGAGATTCCTATGGCTCGCAGGTTCCTGGGCTTCAACATCGTGGCTGGCACTACGTCCGCATGGGTAGGGCAGCGGATCGAGAACGTAGGTACTTTTGCAGGAGGCAAAGCGACAGTTTCGTTTTGGATGCGGAGCGGCGTAGCAGGCAAAAAGGTAGGCGTGCTGATCCAGCAGGTATTCGGCTCCGGTGGGTCGGCTATTGTACAGGTCGATGGCCCTGTAATTACGCTAGGCACCGCTTTCCAGAAGTACACAGTAACTTTCGATGTACCGAGCATTGCCGGAAAAATCTACGGTACAAATGACAATCTCCTGCTGTGCTTCTTCTACAGCGATGACCGTCCCGGATTGTTCGGTGGCCAGCTTATCAACCAAACCGGCCTGTTCGAGCTTGGGCAAGTACAGTTTGAAAAAGGAGAGGTGGCAACCGAGTTCGATTTCCGGCCATACGAACTGTCCTTGTGTCGGCGGTACTGCATTGTTGATCGAAATGGTTCGAACGGCGCTAGCCGCATGAACGTAGGTGTTGCTTTCTTCTTCGGGAGCAACACTGCGTACATCCCTTATAGCTACCCCACTATGCGGACAGTGCCTGCGGTGACTATCTCGGCGGCATCCAACTGGCGAATCTTGAACAACGGTGGCGCAACCAATGTGTCGGCCATTTCCGCTGCGGAAGTTTCCCTAAATCGTATGACGGTAACTGCGACGGTTAGCGGTCAAACTGCAGGCTACTCCGGGATTCTGCAGTCTGTTGACGGAGCTACTAGCGGAACCGGAATTCTTTTGGACGCGGAGCTTTAATGATGTATCAACTCACTGAAGATCCTGATGTGATTCGCTGCGTCGAAACCGGCGCGTTCATTCCGCGCGGCCACTACCTGTGGCCCACCGAGTGGTTGGAGAACAACACGCCCCTGCCGAAGTCCCCGCCCGACCCGGGCTTCCAACTGCACACGCCAGCCCACTACCGCTACATCCGTGACCAGGCGTTCGCGTGGATGCGCGCTGAGGCAGTTGAGCGTGGCTACGACAGCATCGAGTCGTGCGCCAGCTACTACAACAGTGGCGTGGCCCGATATCGCGCGGAGGCGCGGGCGATGGTCGCCTGGCGCGATGCTGTGAACCAGGCGCTGGAGCAGCTGGTGCTGGCGCCGCCGGATGGCATCGAGACCTGGGAGCAGGTGCGCGCGCTGTTGCCGCAGCCGGAGGCGTTCGCCTGGCCGGACAGGGCGGAGCTGCCGCTGGAGACGGGAAGCCCTACCGTTGTGCTCTAGGCGAGCTGCTGCAGCAGATCCTCTCGGTTGTTCCGAGGCGTGTTCACCGCGCGGCTGACGCGGTAGGCCTCCATCGCCGGTGGTTCGCTGGCCAGCAGCATGGCCATGGCGTCGTCGGGGCTGGCGGCCATCCACTCATCGATCTGGCCGGCCTGCAGCCATACCGGCATGCGGTCGTGGATGTCGGCCGAGACGCCGCTGCTGTCGCCGGTGATGATGGTGAAGGTGCCCAGGTTGCCGTCGGGCAGCAGCGGGCTGGTGTCCTCCCACAGGCCGGCGGCCAGCAGCGGCCCGGTGGCGTGGATGAACCATGGGTCCTTCTTCCCGTCCTCGGGGCTCACTGACCACTCGTAGTAGCCGGCCATGGGGATGACGCACCGGCGCTTCTTGAAGGCCGACCGGAATGCCGGCTTGGTGGCCACCGTCTCGATCCGGGCGTTAATGGTCGAGCCCTGCAGGCCTTTGGCCTTGGCCCAGAGCGGCAGCAGGCCCCACGCCAGCCGGGTTACCTGCCGGCCTTCGCCGCGGTCCAGGATCACCGAGGCGCGCTGTGTCGGCGCTAGGTTGTAGCTGGCCTGGATCTCAGCCAGACCGGGGGCAAGGTCAGCCAGCCCCGGCTGGCCGAAGTCGATCACGGGGAGCTGGACGAATCGGCCGCACATGGCCGGAGCGTAGCGCTGCCGTCCGTGGCCGGGGTGTGTAGGCGGAGCCGGGCATGTGCTTTGGTCCGCCTTCAACACTAGATGTTTAGCTAAACCACTGATTTTTCGTCGCTGAGGTGCTTGACCTTTGATCCGAACCCCAATATCTTGTGTTCACGGCTTGGGAACAGCCGGTGAGCGGCGGGGCATCCCCGCCTTCATTTTGGAAAGGAATTCAACCTCGAGGTTGACATTGTTCATGGGGTGTGGTGAAATGATATCGCTGGATTGTCCAGCGAAGTGGAAGGGTTCCCATGTACATGTTCGAGGCACGTATCGGTTCGCAGGGAGGGGAAAGCCATGTTGACTGAATTCGGCAAGGCGCTCCGGAAGCTGCGGATAGATTTCAGCCTCACGCTTGGTGGGCTCGGGGAGCTGCTCGGGGTGAGTGCTGCGTACCTGTCCGCTGTGGAAACGGGCCGCAAGCCAGTCCCGTCGGCGCTTCTACCGAAGCTGCAGAGTCATCTGCGTCTCGGCGAAGCGGCCATGCGGGATTTGGAAGTCGCGGCAGCTAAGCAGATGAATGAGGTGGTTGTGGGGCTAGGCAACCATCGGAGTGATAGAGCGAAGGAGCTTGCTGTGGCCTTTGCGCGGAGATTCGACACCATGGACGCGGAGGAGGTGGAAAAGATGTTGGCCCAATTGGAAAAGCTCAAATGAAAGGATGAACGCGCATGAGTGGCTATTGCTTCCAAGTGCCGCCGTTGAGTACGGAAAAGATCACTGCCAGGGCAGATTTTCTCCGAAAAACTCTGGCGGTTGAGACCGATCGGTTTCCCTTGATTGAAGTGGTTGAGTACTGGTTCCCAGCTCTGTGGGAAGCCTTTTCGCTTCAGGTACGCGAGAAGTCAGAGATGGGTAGCGCGCATGGCCTCACGTTCCCAGAGACTGCTGAAATCTGGTTGCGTGAGGACGTGTACGAGGGCTTCCTCGCCGATCAGCCCCGGGATCGATTTACCGTGGCCCACGAGGTAGGACACCTGTTGTTGCACAACGGTGTTGGGTTGGCGAGGAGCATGAGGAAGCCGAGTGAACTCAAGGCCTATGAGAACTCGGAGTGGCAGGCCAACACCTTTGCGGGTGCGCTTCTGATCCCGACGGCGACTGCGCAGCGCCTGAGGAATGAATCGGAACTGGCTGACGCGTGTAACGTCAGCGTGGATGCCGCAAGGGTTCGACTCGCATCTCTCCGCCAACGGGGGATGCTGAAGTAAAAAAAACGCGAACCAAAGGATGGTCCGCGTATGTATTCGGTGGGCTTGGAGCCGCCACCAATTTCTTGCTTGACTCGACTAACCGGGGATTCTAACTACATCCGGGCCGTCTGGCAAGAATCAAATCTGGCTCCAGAAGGAGGTGTGACATGCCCGATGGAAATTCATCCGGCCCCCAAGGGGTTCCGATGGGTCTACTGCCGCTATCGCCGAGTGCGTAACTCGGAGCGCGTGCTGGACGCCCACGACTACGGCTATGAAGCCTGGCGCTTCCTGGTCCGTTGCTAAGGAACCTGAGTAGTTAGGACCCTGGGAGGGGAGGCGGTGTACCGCCTCCCCGATAGCTCCTTGGGTCATTTGAATTAAGCGTTAATCAACCTGTCGCAGCACCTGCGACGGCCGGCCGTATCCTTCCGGCCATGCTTCCCTCGCACGGCTACCAAGGCTTCCGCACCGCCCCGATCCCCACTGGCTGGGTCCAGTTGGGCGACACATGGGTGCTGTGGTGGAACGGCAGGCAGATCGTCAACGTCTCGCCGGCCAAAGATGGCGGCGTGCGCGTCCGCCTGAACGCTCGGAAGATGTGGGATACCAAGGACGTGCGGGCCGCCAGCATCGCCCAGGGTAAGCGCTACGCCGAGCGCTGGTGCGCGGCCAGGCTCTACCCAGAGATGCGCCTGCGCGCCGCTGTGGCCCGGCTGTTGGATGCGACCCCGAGCGAACCTCTAGAGCCATTGCCCGGCCTACCGCCAACCCGCGAGCAGCAGCAACAGGCCCGACGCCTGGCCGAGGCAACGGCCGCTGCTACGGCGCGGGTCAAGGAAGCCCTGGAGCCACCCAAGCCGCAGGCAGCGAAGCCCCGGCCGAAGGACGCCCGCAAGGCGTGGGTGAGGGCAGGGTTGCAGCAGCTACGCCGAGGCGTCTGACCCGCCTACTGAACGGGATCATCCGGCAGATCTCGGACTTCTTCACCACCCCGCCATTCGCCCGTCTGGCGGTCTACATGGAGGATACGGGCGCTGCCGCGCTTCGCCACCAGCACGAGGTCTATGGTGCCCTTCCAGGACCGCGTCTGCTCCGGCTCGGTTCCCCTGTGGTAGATCGAGATACGCTCGAAGGTGTCGGCTACGAGCTGGCGCGCCTTGGTCCGCGCGTCATAGTCCAGAGCTTTCACGCCTTCCTGCAGGTCGGCCCACGCCTTGGCCACGGCCGGCGTGGGCGAGCTGCCGATTGCTGCCATTTCATGCTCCAGAGCTTCGACCTCCGATTGCTGGGCTGCCAGCGCAGCCTCCATCTCTCTCGCCCGGCGCATGAACGCGGCCGGCGCGTCTCCCGCATCATCGGCCAACATGGCATCGGTGATTCGCTCAATCTTCGCGGTGGTGTCAGCTACCCGCGCACGCGCAATGGCCAGTCTGCCACCCAGCGCTTCAGATCTGTCCCCACCCTCGAACAACCGCGCCAGGTTCATCTGGTCAGCGCAGTAGCTCATGATTGCGTGTTCAATAGGTACGACGCTGCAGCTGCCGGCAACGGCGCAGCCCATGCCTTGTGAGTTGCCCACGCATATCAAGCGCCGGTGCCCGTGCTGCGGTCCACCGTCTTCACGGCGCCCGCGATTCATCAGGTTCTGCGCGACCATTGCCGAACCGCAATAGCCGCAGTAGGAAATCCGCAGGCCAGTGATCAGGCCGGGAATCTCCCCAGTGCCCTTCTGTTTCGCGCGCTGCTCGGTCGCCTGCTGCAGGTCCGCGAACTGTTCCGCGCTCAGCAGGGAAGGGTAGTAACCGGCCAGTCGGTACTCTTCGCCATCGATCTCCAACACCTTCTCGCCGATCAGGGCCCTGTTGCGGAGGATCCGGTAGAGCTGACCGGCCGGGTTGCCGCCGTTGGTCAACTGCAGGCCCTCTTCAGCAAGGGTGCGCATGATCCTGACGGCTCCGTGGCCATCCCTGAACATCCGGATCGCCAGTTTTACCGCCTCGGCTCGCTCGGGCACGAGCTGAAACGTCTTAGTCTCAGGCTCCAGCCGGGTCCAGCTTGGGTCCTTGCCATTCCGGATGACGCCGCGCCAGCTCCCGTCCTGCCACCCCCTGCATTGGCGGTGGATGGCGGCGCGCACGCGCTTGCTCTTCGTATCCGACTCCTCGTGCGCTCGGATCATCACCAGCAGGCTGTAGACCAGGTCCATTGGCTGGGCCTTGAGCCCGGCGCGGTTGTACTCCCGGCCGTCGCTGGCGGTCACCACAGTGATCCCGGCGTTGATGATCTGCGCCAACTGGGCCTGCGCCTGAATCGGCTCCGCGCGGCTGAGTCGGTCGAGCCCTTCAACGATCAGGACGGACCCGGCGGGAATGCGGCCCTCATCGATCGCAGCCAGAAATACGCCCAAAGCGCCCTTGGTTACATGCCGTTGGTGGTACGCGGAGAGACCCTCATCCTGCATGGAAAGGGCAGCATCAAGCGTCATCCCATGCTCTGCGGCCCAACGCTTGGCGTACTCCAGCTGGCGGTCGGCGCTGCTTCCAGCCGCCTGTTTTGGATCACTGAAGCGCAAGTAGCTGTAAACTCTCGCCTTTGTAGCCATAGCGCCAGGTCAAGTCGTGTCGGATCGTAGAAGTATAGGGTTTGTTTCATTGGGGTGCCCGAAGGCCCTCGTCGATTCCGAGCGCATCCTCACCCAGCTCCGTTCGGAAGGCTACGACATCGTCCCGTCCTACGATTCGGCCGACGTGGTGGTGGTCAACACCTGCGGCTTCATCGATTCTGCGGTGACCGAGTCGCTGGACGCGATTGGCGAAGCGATGAACCAGAACGGCAAGGTCATCGTCACCGGCTGCCTGGGCAAGCGCCCGGAGCAGATCCGCGAGGCGTACCCCAACGTGCTGGCGGTGTCCGGCCCGCAGGATTACCAGAGCGTGATGGAAGCGGTGCATGAAGCACTGCCGCCCAAGCACGATCCGTTCGTGGACCTGGTGCCCGACTACGGTATCAAGCTGACCCCGCGCCACTACGCGTACCTGAAGATTTCCGAAGGCTGCAACCACAAATGCAGCTTCTGCATCATTCCGTCGATGCGCGGCAAGCTGGTTTCGCGCCCGGTCGACGAGGTGCTGCGTGAAGCCGAGCGCCTGGTGCGTGGCGGCGTGCGCGAGCTGCTGGTGGTTTCGCAGGACACCTCGGCCTATGGCGTGGACGTGAAGTACGCCGAAAAGATGTGGCGCGACAAGGCTTACCAGACCCGTTTGAAGGCGCTGTGCGAAGGCCTGTCGGAGCTGGATGCATGGGTGCGCATGCACTACGTGTACCCGTATCCGCACGTGGACGAAGTGGTGCCGTTGATGGCCGAGAATCGCATCCTGCCGTACCTGGATATCCCGTTCCAGCACGCCAGCCCGCGCATCCTGCGCCTGATGAAGCGCCCCGGCGCGGTCGAGAAGACCCTCGAGCGCGTGCAGAACTGGCGCCGTATCGCGCCGGACATCACTGTGCGTTCGACCTTCATCGTCGGCTTCCCGGGCGAGACCGAAGCCGAGTTCGAGGAACTGCTGTCGTTCCTTGACGAAGCGCAGCTGGATCGCGTCGGTGCGTTCGCCTATTCGCCGGTTGAGGGGGCGACCGCGAACGATCTGCCCGATGCTGTGCCGGAGGAAGTGAAGCAGGAGCGTCTGGCCCGCTTCATGGAGAAGCAGGCGCAGATTTCCGCTGCACGCCTTGAGGCCAAGATCGGCACCGTGCAGCAGTGCCTGGTCGACGCCATCGAAGGCGACATCGCCGTGGCCCGTTCCAAGGCCGATGCCCCGGAGATCGACGGCCTGGTGCACATCCAGAATGCCGACCAGGTGCCGCTGCGCGTGGGCGAATTCGTCGAGGTGGAGATCACCGAGAGCGACGAGCACGACCTGTATGGTGACGCGCTGACGGCCGCCCCCCATCCGGCGTTC